CGCGCCCCCGGCCCGGCCCCCGGCGCCCGCCGCGCTCTCGGGGGGGGGCGGCCGCCGGTGGCTTCCGGCGGTATGATTGGGGCACGCTACGACTGAGAGGGGCTGAGATGCCGCAGAAACCGCCGCCGCGGCTGAGTAAGTCCGCCCGCCGCATGTGGGACGACATCACAACCAGGTGGGAGCTCCGCCCGGACGAGGTTCGCCTGCTGGAGGACGCCTGCCGGGAAGCGACCATCCTCGACAAGATCGAGCGGGAGCTCGCGGGCGCGGATTACGTGATGCCCGGGTCGCAGAAGCAGCTGCGCGCCCATCCGCTCCTGTCGGAGGTCCGCCAGCACCGCGTCGCGATGGCGCAGCTTCTGTCGAAACTGAACCTCCCCGACGAGGAAGCTGACGCTCGCGCGCAGGCGTCCCGGTCGGAGCATGCGTCTATTGCGGCGGCCGGCAGGTGGGGTCTGACTCGTGGCCAGGCCTCGTGAGCGCAAGGCCGCCGGCGGCGACGACCCGCGACTCCTCGCGGAGATCCGCGACTATTACGAGGGGCGTCTGAAGTCGAGGCCGGCAGCTCTTCCTGGCGCCGGCGGGCAGTTCCCCGCGGTTGCGCACGGCCCTGTGTGGACCGTCCGGGACGGCCAGTGGCTGCTGCCGGAGCACACGGTCGGTTGGGATGTTGTCTGCTGGGCGTCCGCGCACTTGGCGGGCCCTGGCGGCGGTCCTTGGCTTTTCACGGACGAGCAGCTGCGGTTCATGCTCTGGTACTATGCGACGGACCCGGCCGGGAAGTTCCTGTCACCCACGGTGGTTCTGCAACGGTGCAAAGGGTGGGGCAAGGACCCCCTGGCCGGCGTGATCGCCCTCGCGGCGCTCTGCGGGCCTTCCGTTCCGATGATGGGGGAGGACGGCGTGGTGCGCGGACGCCGCGAGGAGTCGCCCTGGATTCGCCTCCTAGCGGTTTCCCAACAGCAGACAGAGAACACGATGGGGGCGATCCGCGCCCTGGCGCCGCCGGACGTCCGCGAGGACCTCGCAATCCGCGTGGTGACAACCCTGGTCCGACCGACTGACGGGTCCGCCGGGTTCATCACCGCGATCACGTCGAACCCCGACGCCGCCGAAGGTGCCCGCGCCACCCTCACGGTGTGCAACGAGACGCAGAACTGGACCAGGTCCAACAGTGGCATGGCGATGATGGGGGTTGTGCGCGGCGACGCGGCGAAATCCCCGCCGGAACGGCAGGCCCGTGTCCTGCATATCTGCAACGCGGCCCGCGTCGGCGTGGAATCGGTCGGCCTGTCCGTCCGTGAAGGCTGGGAGGAGCACGGCGGTAAGGACGCCGGCCTCATGTACGACTCGCTGGAGGCGCCGCCGGACGCCCCGCTGACTGCGGAGGCCGCCCCGGAGGTGGTCGAGTCTGTTCGCGGGGACGCGTCCTGGCTGACCCCGGACCGGATCGTCCAGGACATCATGGACCCGTCCACGCCGCCGTCGGAGTCGCGCCGGAAGTGGTACAACCAAGTGGTCGCGTCGGAGGACGCATGGTTGACCCGCGAGGAGTGGGACTCCTGCTTCGATAGGGAACTGCCCGCGCTGGAGCCCGGCGACGAGGTAGCGGTGTTCTTCGACGGCGGTAAGTCGGATGACTCGACCGCCTGTGTGGCTGTCCGTATCAGTGACGGCGCCCCGTTCGTGGTGGGGGTGTGGCAGCGTCCGCCGGACGCTCGCGCCCACAACTGGGTCGTGGACCGCGCTGCGGTCGACAAGCGCGTCCGCGACTTCTACGAGCATCACAACGTGGTCGCGCTGTGGGCCGACCCGTCCCACGCCGTCGAGGACGAGTCGATGGAGCAGTTCTGGGACTCGGTCGTGGACGGCTGGCACCGCGACTACGGCCGCCGCCTCCGGTTGAAGGCCGGGCAGGGCCACGCGGTGAAGTGGGACATGTCCTCACCGGCCAACCAGAAAGCGTTCGTGCACGCCGTCCAGGTGACGACCACTGACGTGGTGGAGCACGCGTTCGTGCACGACGGGGACGCGAGGCTGCGCGCGCACGTCCTGCACGCCGTCCGTTACCCGACGAAGTTCGGCATGTCCATCTCGAAGGACGGCCGGGAGTCCCGGAAGAAGATCGACCTGGCGGTCTGTATGATCGGCGGTAGGATGATCCGTAACATATGGCTGAATAGCCGCCGCCGAGGCAGGGGATCGATATGGTGAACGGACCGTGGGATGACATTGCGGCTCGCCGCGACGAGGCGAGGGCGTTCGCCGCTCAGCGGCGTGAGGAGATCGCCCCCGGCGCGTCCACGCGGACTGCGGCCAGCGGACCTTTGTACGGGGTTGATTCCGACCGTGCGGACGCTACGAAGCGCCGGCTGAAGGCGCTGTCGCTCGGCCCGACCCTGGGTTTGCTGCTGGATACGCTGGCCCGGCAGATAGTCGCCGACGGCATCTCCTCCGACCGCGACGACCAGGGATCCGCTCGACTGTGGGCGCCTTGGGAGGCGTCCGGCATGCCGTCACGGCAGACGGCGCTGTGGCGCGAGGCCCTCATCGACGGCGCCGCCTACGCGGCCGTGCTGCCGTCCAACGGTTCATCGGTGCTGCCGCTGCCGGCGTCCAGGATCGCCTGCGATTGGGGCGGCGCCGAGGCTAACGAGTGGCCCGCCGCGGCTGTCGTGCTGCGCGGTGACGGCGCCCCGTGGCGTTACCTGACCGCTGCCACGGAGGTCGACTGCAGGACCGGCAACGTCCTTTGGTCCGGGGGGCTGCGCCACTGCCCTGTTGTGCGCGTCGCCCCTTACCAGGCATTGGACGGCGAGTGCGAGTCCCTGGTGGATAGGCTGCGCCTTCCCGCACGCCGGTACATCAAGACCGTGCACGACAGGCTCCTCGTCCAGCATCACAACTCGTGGCGTGTCCGTACCGCGACCGGCCTCGCCGACCCCGGCTCGCCCGAAGAAGCAGAACGGCAGAAAGCCCTCCTCGAGCACGGCGACGTCCTGACGGGCGGTGAGGGCGTGCAGTTCGGTTCGCTCCCTGAAACGAACCTGCAGTCCCTCCTCGACGCGGAGAAGGCGGACCTGGGGACGCTGGCAGCGCTCGCGTCCGTGCCGTCGTGGGCGCTGTCCGGGTCGCAGCTCGTGAACCTCAGCGCGGACGCTCTCGCTGAGGCGAAAGCCGCCGAGCGGGCGCACCTGCAATCGCTCACCCGTGCTTTCGGGCGGCCCGTATGCAACCTGATCCGCCTGTGCGCCGCCGTTGACGGCCGCCGCGACGACTCCGAGGACACGACCCTCGCCGTCGACTGGCGCGACACCGAAGCCCGTTCCCTGTCGCAGGCCGCCGACGCCCTCGGGAAGCTGTCGCAGACACTCGGCGTGCCCGCCTCCCTGCTCTGGGACCGCATCCCCGGCGTGTCGCCCTCCGAAGCCGCCGACTGGAGGGAGTACGCGGACGCGCACCCTGACGCGCTCACCACCTACACGCAGGCCCTTGCTGGCGCTGACAACACGGCGAAGGCTGCGGCCCTGGAGGAGCGGTGACCCTCATCGGCGACCATCGCGTCGCCGTCGGGGCGCTCGCCACGGAAGCCCGCGACTCCGCCGTGCAACTGTTCGACGTGGTCCTCGACCCGGACAACCTGGACGCCTCGTCCGCCGCGTGGGCGTCCCAGACGGCGACGGCTCTGCGCGGCGCTTCGTCCGGCGCGGACCGGGAAGCCGCCCGCTACCTCGGCGCGTGGGGACGCGAGCAAGGACGACGGATGGGGTTCGTCCGGCCCGCTCTCGCGGACTCGTCCCTTGACCGGCAGCTGATGCTGTCCGGACCGATCCGCATCAAAACCCTGGTCAGAAACGGAGTGGATCGTTCCTCTGCGGTTGCTGACGCTCGACGCCGTGTTGGCGCCACCGCCATGAAGGCGGTGCGCGACCGCGACAGGCTGGACATTATTCACTCCTGCCGGAAACAGCGGGTCCGCTGCCGTCGCGTCACGGTCGGGAAGACCTGCGCTTTCTGTTGCATGCTCGCGGCTCGCGGCCCCGTGTACACGAAAGACACGGCGGCTTTTCAGGCGCACGTCTACTGCGACTGCACGTACGAGCCCGTGGATGTCCCGTTCGGGAAATGGAAGGCGACGGAAGCGTCCGACCACGACCTGGAACTCGTGGACCTGTACGATGAGGCTGTGGCCTCGCAGAAAGCTGCCGGCGCTAGCGGGCTCGGCGACCTCCTGGCCCGCATGCGCCGGTCCGGCAATGGCCTACTGTCGGACGGGGTGAGCTAAACTATCCGCAGCACTACGTCAGGAGACGAAATGGCAGACCAGCCCCGAAATGTCCGCGACGCCGACGAGGACGCGAAGCCTCAGCCGGGCGCCACGGCGACCGAGCAGGACGCCCCTGCCGCCCGGACCGAGCCGGACGCGAAGCCTCAGCCGGGCGCCAAGCCCGCGGAGGATGCACCCGCGAAGCCGGCCGCTGACACGCCCGAGTCGAAGCCCACCGAGGAGGCCGACAGCTCGGAGTCGAAGCCCACCGAGGAGGCCGACAGCTCGGAGTCGAAGCCCACCGAGAAGGCCGACAGCTCGGAGTCGAAGCCCACCGAGAAGGCCGACAGCTCGGAGTCGAAGCCCACCGAGAAGGCCGAGCCCAAGGGCGATGCCGACGCTCCCGCCAACGAAGGGCCGAAGCTCGAGGACCCGCGCATCATCGACCTGCAGGCCAAGCTCGCCGCCGCGAACGCCCAGGCCGCCGCCGTCTACTCGCTCGCCAACGCCGGCCTGCCCGTCAACCTCGCCGGCCTTGTCGCCGCCGGCGACCCCGACGAGATCGAATCCAACGTGCAGGCGCTCGCCCAAGCCATCGCAGACGCGGCCGCCCAGAAGAACACCCCCGACCAGCCGTCTCTCCCGCCCGACGCGGAAGAGCCCGAAGAGGACATGCGGGTTCGCGCCCGCAGGATCTTCGCCTGACCGAACGAACACTGAAGGAGAACCCAAATGGCGAACTTCGCAACGACCGGTAGGAAGGTCGTCCTCTCGGACATCGCCTCCCTCCACTACCTTTCCAGCATCGCTCTGACCGTCAACCGCGACGCCGAGGCCGGCTACGAGCGCGGCTACGGCTCCACTGTTGACGTCGCCATGCCCGTTGAGGCCGCTTCCGGTACGCGCAGCAGCGCGCAGCGCGAGGCCCGCACCGCGATCACGTTCGGCGACCTGACCCGCAAGTACGTGCCCGTCAAGCTCGAGGATGAGCTCTACTCGGCCGTCCGTCTGCCCTCCGAGTGGCTGACCTGGACGCTCGCCGACTTCGAGCGTGAGGTCGTCAAGCCTCAGGCTGAGGCTGTCTCCTCTCTCATCCCGGGGAAGCTCGGCGCTGTCATGGCGACCGTTCAGGCTTCGCAGGCCGGCGACCCGAACGCCGCCGGTGTTGACTACACCGACGCGAAGGCGCTGAAGTTCAAGGCCGACGGCTCCAACCTTCTCGAGGTCGTCGCCCGCGCCAACAGGATCCTCAACAAGGGCAAGGTTCCGTTCATCAACAGGACCCTCGCTGTCGGCCCTGGCGTCGCCGAGGTGTTCCGCAAGAACAAGGACCTCCTGAACGTCTCCTTCTCCGATGACAACGCCGGCCTGCTGCGCGATGCCACCATCGCGAAGGTTGGCGGCTTCACTGTTGTCGAGGAGCCCGCGCTCCCCGAGACGTTCTCCGTGTTCTACGAGAAGAACGCTTTCGCCCTGGCTGTCCGTGCTGCTGACGTTCCCGCCGGTGCCACGTTCGGCGACAGTGTCGCGCAGGATGGTTTCGCTCTGCGTCACATCTGCGACTACGACCCGACGTACGCCGAGGACCGTTCCGTTGTGGACGCCTATTTCGGTGCTGCCGTTCTGGACGCTCGGCGCGCTACCGCTGCGGGCCTCTCCTGATCGGAGCTCACGATGGCTGCTGCCCCGCTCGCTTCTGTTGAGGACCTCGCCGGCTGGCTCGGCGAGCCCATAGCTGACGACGCCGACAAGAAGCGGGCGGGGTGGCTGCTCCGCCGGGCCTCCTCCCTCGTGAACGAGGAGGCCGACCGGGTTCGTAACCCGTGGACCGTTGAGACGGTTCCGCCTGGTGTTCAGGAAATCGTGCTGTCGTGCGCTGCTCGCGCGTACGACAACCCTGAAGGCTGGACGGGTGAGCGTCTCGACGACTGGATGGGGACCGGCAAGAAAGTCGACGAGGCCGGCCTGTTCCTGACGGCGACGGAGCGGCGCGCCCTGCTCGCGTATGCGCCGTCCGGGCCGTCCGGTGTGGGGATTCTCCGTACCACGCGTGAAGTGTGGCCTCCCGCCACACTGAACAGTGCCCCGTACACGTTCGCGGAATGGGAGCGGCCGTGAGCGCGCTCCGCACCCGCCGCCGCAGGGCGAACTGGCTGATGACGGACACGTGCGTCATCGACCGGCCGACCGGGTCCATGAACTGGAACCCCGACACGAAACGCGACGAACCGACCCTGGAGCGCGTGTACGAAGGGAAGTGCCGACTGAAGCAGACCACCATGTACGGCGCGTCGCAGACGGCCGGCGGCCACACGTACACGGTGCAGCAGACCGAGCTGCACATCCCGTACGGCTCTTACGACGCCAAGGTGGACGATGTCGCCACGCTGACCGGGTACAGGTACGGGTTCCGCGTCCGCGGCCTGATCAACTTGACGCACGCCACAGCGCAGCGTCTCCTCGTGGACGCGGTGACAGCATGAGCGGCAGTCAGGTCGACGCGTCGCAGCTGACGGCGCTGGCGGCCGACTTCTTGTCCGCCGGAGAAGCCACCGAAGCGGTCAAAGTGTCCGTCCGGAACGCATTGGACACCGCGAAGGAACGCGCCCGTAAGGATTACGCGGCTTTCCCTGACAAGGGAATCGCGAAGGTCGGTCAGGAGTTCTCCTACGAGACGAAGGGAAGTAAAGCGGTCGTGGAAGCCCAGTTCGGGCCGACGAAACCTCGCGGCGCCCTGGCGAACATCGCGATCTGGGGCACGTCCCGCGGTGGTGGAGGCCTGCCGCACCCCGCTGACTACATGGACGACTCTGTCGTCAACGAGATCGGGGACACTATGAACGAGATCGTGAGGAAGCTGTCATGATCAAGTTGTCCCCGTTCGTGAAGGCCGTGGAACGGGCTCTATCGGAACGCTGCAAGTACTCCGTGTACCTTGGAGAGGTCGGCATCGACAATCCGCCGATGCCGTACGCGCTGGTCGGGTTCCCGAAAGCGAACTACGGCGACTCGACCACTCTCGACAATGTCGTGTCGGAGATCAGTTTCCTGCAGCCCGTCACAACGGTTGCCTCCACGGCGGATCGGCTCCTCACGGTTCTGGACGACGTGCGCGCCGCTCTGGAGGGCTATGAACTGCAGGTCGGACGGCAGCACTGCGAGCCTCTCGTCTTGGAGTACTGCTCCGCCATGCTCCGCGACAACCAGGTGAACCTTCCCGAGAAGAAACACCCCATGTACGCGGTGGACATGTGGCGGATCCGGGCGGTCAACAGGTTCCACTGAGATACACTGACATCATCTACTGGTACGCCGTCACCGCGGCGGCGGCATGGATAGGAGAGCAAATGGCTACCAGCATCCGTACGCTCGGTGATGGGCGCATCACCCTTGTGGCTCTGGCCGACGACAAGCGGGCAGCTGACCCGAAGAACCCGACCTCCGCCGAGTTGAACGCGGGCCTGCACCTGGAGATGCAGGTCATGAAGTCGGACTACAAGCTCGGTTCGAAGGGCAGCACCAGCGTCGAGGAGCCCGTCCTCGGCGCCGCCGGCAAGGGGACCGTGCCCGGCCCCGCCGAGTACGAGGGCAACGTCAGCGTCTACCAGTTCTTCGACGATGACGGCAACTATGTCGTTTCTGACGACTCGAAGGCCTGGGACCTGCTGAAGCGCACCGGCCTTGAGTACGACCTGTACGAGCGCGAAGGCAAGAAGCCTGAGATTCCGTTCTCTGACGGCGACCACGTCGACTGGTACCGTGTCGCCAACGGCCAGCCGCAGAAGCCTGACGACCGTACGTCGTACACGAAGCGCACCGTGACCCTGTTCATCAGTGACGCCCGCGAGAACGAGATCGTTCTCGGCGGCGGTGTCGCGATGGCGGCTCCGACGATCACTTCGATTGACCCGGCCGGCAAGAAGGCCGGCGACACGGTCGCTATCTCCGGTACGAACTTCGTCGGCGTCACCGGCGTGACCTGCACAGTTCTCGGCAAGACCGCCCCGGTCGCTTCGTACCGTGTCGTGTCCTCGACGATGATCACTGCGGTGCTGCCCGCCGGCATCCAGACCGGTAACTTCATCGTCACCAACGGCAAGGGCTCCTCTGCGGGGAAGCCCTACACTGTGGGCGCCTGATAGGCTTCCCCTCGTGGGGCCCGGCCGGGAGTGTTGGCGGTCTCTCCCGGTCGGGCCCCTACCATTTCCGCCGCACCGCTTGACCGCCGCCGAAGGGGACAGTCATGACTGACACGTCGCAGATTACTGAGGTTGACGCCGAGGATCGCACTGGTGACGCGGGCGAGCCTGAGAAGTTTGACTTCGCCGGATGGATGGCCGGGTTCCAGCCGACTCGGAAAGCGTGCGTGCTGTATGGGCGCACAGATCTGCTCGCTGTGATTGACCGCCTCGATGAGGAGGCGCGCCTGCCCGGCCTGACCGACGAGCAGAAAAGGAAGCTCCTCGCCGAGGCGCAGGAGACGCTTGAGGTCCTGAAAAAGTCGGGCGTTGAGTTCGTTGTGCAGACCATGTCCGTGTACGCGCAGAAGGAACTCATGGAGCGTCTAGGCCATAAGACGAAAGACGACCCGGTCACCCATGAGATGGAGTGCGCTTTCCTTGCCGCGCACATCGTGGAGCCGACCGGTGTGACCGGCGAAGACATCGCCGGCCTGTACAAGGCGTCCCCGCAGCAGGTCGAGAAGCTGTCGCGCGTCGTGCGGATGGTCGACACGGAGTCCCCCACGATCACGGCCCCTTTCTCGTCGAAGTCCTGAGCGCCCCGACAGGACAGTGGCTGCGGGCGCGCGTGAAGCACGCCCTGCAATGGGGGCGGCCGCCCACGGGGATTCTGCGGGAGTCATCGGAGTGGGTGCCGCAGGACTACGTCCTTGCTGAGGCGTATTCGATGTTTGAGGACTCCTTGTGCCCGTGCGGCTGCGGCTATCCGCGCGACACGGCGTGGGACGAGATGATGGACGGCTGGTTCGAGGTCCGTCAGGAGGTGTGCTACGCGAAAGCTGCCCGGGAGCAGTGGGAGGCGGAGCATGCGGAGCGCAACAGGGATGGCGAGCTGATCGACCCGCCGAAGAAGGGGGCGCTCGTCTACGTGGCGGACACTCGCGACGAGGACTAGGTAAACTGGGAACCGGTTAGCGTCGGAAGGGGCCGTGGTGGCAGATCGTACAGTCGTAGTGAAGCTGACGGCGGATGCGTCCGGCGTTAAGTCGGGCATGTCAGAGGCGTCCGCCGCCACGAAGTCTGCCGCCGACGCCATGCAGGGGGCCGGCCAGGCCGCCCAGGGCGCCGGCGACCAGATGGGGAACGCTTCCGACAAAGGAAAGACCGGCCTTGCCGGCTTGGCTGACTCGGCGCGCCAGAACGGGGCCGCATGGACGACGCTGGGCACGACCGTTGCCGGCGCCGGCGCGGGGCTTCTCGGCATTGCTGGTATCGCCGGATCCATGGCGGCTAATTTCGATGCCAGTATGTCGTCCGTGCAGGCGGCGACCCACTCGTCGTCCGAGGAGATGTCGCAGCTACGTGAGGCGGCGATCCAGGCCGGCGCTGACACCGCTTTCTCTGCTACGGAGGCTGCGTCGGGTATCGAGGAGCTCGCCAAAGCGGGTGTTTCCACGAAGGACATCCTCGCCGGTGGTCTTTCCGGGGCCCTGGACCTGGCGGCCGCGGGCGAGATCAGCGTGTCCGAGGCCGCGGAGACCGCTGCCACTGCGATGGTACAGTTCAACCTGTCGGGCGATAAGGTCACGCACGTGGCGGACTTGCTCGCTGCGGGCGCCGGCAAGGCTCAGGGCGGCGTACACGATATGGCGTACGCCCTGAAGCAATCCGGCCTTGTGGCCTCTCAGGCCGGACTGTCGATCGAGGAAACAACCGGGTCTATCGCAGCTTTCGCGTCGGCCGGCCTTATCGGCCAGGATGCGGGCACGTCATTCAAGACGATGCTGCAGCGCCTGGAAAATCCGTCCAAAGGCGCCAAGAACGCCATGGACGACCTGGGCATTCACATCTACGATGCGCAGGGCCATTTCATCGGGATCACCGCCGTTGCGGAGCAGCTGCGCAACGGCATGAAGGACCTCGGTGAAGAGGAGCGCAACACGGCGATGAGCACGATCTTCGGGTCGGACGCTATCCGTGCCGCGAACGTGCTCTACAACGAGGGCGGCGAGGGGATCCAAGGCTGGATCGACAAAGTTAACGACGCCGGCTATGCCGCCGAGACTGCCCGTCTGAAGCAGGACAACCTGAAAGGCGACATTGAGAAACTGGGCGGCTCCTGGGAGACCGCCATGATCAAGATCGGTTCTTCGTCTCAGGCGCCAGTCCGCTCCGTTGTTCAGCACATCACTTCTCTGGTGGACAAGCTGGGCGAGTTGGGCAGCGGCACGCAGTCCATGATTTTCAACTTCGCCGCGTTCGGTGGTGCCGCGTTGACGGCCGTCGGCGGGCTCATGGTGATGGCCCCGAAGATCGTCGAGATCAAGGACGCCATGAATACCCTGAACTGGACTGCGGCCGGCCTGAAAGGCAAACTCAACGAAGTCGCTACCGGGATGACCGGGTTCGGCCGGGCCGGCCGCATGATGATCACTGCCGCCCTGATCGAGGGCGTGAAGCACTACGGCGACGAAGTGCGGCGCACGGGCGTGTCCGTGGATGAGATGTCTACGGCGCTCGCCCACGGCGGCTCCGTCATGAATAACCTTGATTTCGACAAGGGGAAGTACTCCCTGCAGGAGTACTCGCAGGCCCTGGCGGACATCAGCCGCCCGTCCGTGTGGTCCTCCGTGCAGCAGCACCTGGCGTCTTTCGCTGACGGGATCGCTGGCGCTTTCGGCGCGGACACCCGGTCCGACCTGCAGCGCACGAAGGATGCGCTGGAGACGACGGGCAAGGCCCTGAGCGGCATGTCTACCGACGAGGCCGTGTCGCAGTTCAAGAAGCTCTCGTCCGAGATGACGAACGGCACGAACAAGAGCATGATCGACCTGATCAACTCCATGCCGGATTTCAAGGCCCACCTCAACGAGGTCGCCAAGCAAATGGGGCTGACCGCGGACGACAACACTCGCCTCGCTCTTGCCCTCGGGCAGATCGACCCGAACGCGCAGCAGGCTGCCGGCGGTACGTCCCAGCTGGACGCCGCGATCCGCAAGGCGAAGGAGGGCACCGACCAGATCGTCCCGTCCATCGAAGAGGTCATCAAAGGGATCAAGACGTACGGCGACACGGTGATCGCGAACAGCAATGCGGACATCAAGTTCCAGGAAGCGCTGAAGAACGTCAATGACGCCGTCAAGGAGAACGGCGCTACGTTGGATATCACCACCGAGAAGGGGCGGAAGAACCAGTCCGCTCTGAATGACTTGGCGTCTGCGACGTTCGCGCAGGTGCAGGCCGCGCAGGCTGCGGGAGCCGGACAGGACGAGCTGCAGGAGAAGATGCAAACCGGTAGGGATGCTTTTATTTCCGCGGCGGAGTCCATGGGTCTAACCGAGGATGAGGCTGTTGAGCTCGCCGACAAGTACGGTCTGATTCCTGACAAGATCAACACGGAAGTTACGGCGGACACGAGCCAGGCGACCGAGGCTGCCAACGGTGCGACCGCCGAGATCAACGGGATGACCGGCACGATCTCGATTTCTGGTGACGCCGCCCAGGCAGACTACACGCTGACCGTCACCGCCGACTCTGTGAACGGCACCACGGGTGTCATCGACATTGACGCCGACAACGATAAGGGCCTGTCCGGCCTGCAGGAGACCGTGCAGACGATCGATAACAGCGACGGCACCGTCTCCATTCTTGGTGATGCTACCGGGGCTCGCTGGGAGAAAGACTCCATCCACACGGAGATCGACGAAACTACGGGTACGGTGACCATTTCTGGTAACGACCAGGCCAGCGGTAAGGTCCGCACAGTCAAGTACAACGTGGACCAGCTTCACGATAAAGAGATCAGCATTACGGCACGGATCAAGCAGATCTTCACGAGCGTCGGCCACTGGATCGGCGACCACATGCCGAAGGGGTCTTGGCTGCGATCCGCGGGCGGTCCGATCACCCCGATCAAGGGGTACGCGAACGCCGGCGCCGTGCACGGTCCGGGCGGCCCGAAGGATGACTGGATCCCGGCGTGGCTGTCCAACGGGGAGCACGTGCTGACCGCCGCTGAGGTTGCCGCTGCGGGCGGCCAGGATGCCGTGTACCGGCTGCGGAAGATGATCCGTGACGGTGACATCAAGCGGTACATGGAGGCGACCCGCTTCGCTGACGGCGGCGCTGCCGGCGCCGTCTCGCCGTCTACCGGCGCTGCAGGCGGGGTGTCCGTGAAGACGCTGCGTCGCGCAATGGATGGCATGAACCTGGAGCTGACCATCGACGGGCAGACCACGCTGACATCTAGAATGAGAACCGTCGCCGACCAGCGAGTGGTGACCGCCTACCGCATGAGCAGGAGATGACATGGCAGACCAGTGGATGGCCGGGTTCACGGCGAAACACACGGGGCTTCTGAGTATCGTCCCGGAGCCGTCCCCGGAGGGGTACGCCTCGTACCCGGTGTATGTCACCACGGACAACGACCGGGTGCTGATCTGGCATCCGCAGGACCGGTCTGCGGTGTCGGACCCGCTCGCCCCGATCGGCGTCCCGACCACGTACACGCAGGCCGGCCTGCCGCCGGTGACGTTCACCCGCAGGTCCACCGGGTCGGACATCATCTCCGACTGGTCGGGGCATGTGCGCGCCCGCGTCGACTTGATGCCTTCTTCGTCGTACACGTACGAGGGTGGCCTGGCTACGGTGACGGCGTCCACGGGGGTGGTGGATCGGTGGAGCGCTGTTGCGGCCCCGCGAGCCACGACGATTGAGTGTCGCACCAAAACTCTGGAGGACTTCCAGGCGCTCCGCACCCTCGTGGAGATGGCCGGCTACCTGATCGTGGCCCATGACACGGAAAGGTGCCGCATCCCCGGTTGCACGATCGAACCGATCCGCGTGGTCGCCGTGTCGAAAGCGACGGGCGAGCAGACCGAGGCTCGCGCACGCGGCACTGTGGAGTGGCAGCTGTCCGTGACGGAACGGTCGAAGCGGAAGATCTACACTGACGCCGACCATGCAGGGTGGACGTATGGCGCCAGCTACGCGAAGGCCGGCGTGTCCCTGGGGACGTTCTCTCCGTGTGTGACGTGGGGGGAGTGGATGCAGTTCGAGAAGGATGTCCACGACGGTAAAGTGGCGCAGAGACTCACGTACTTGTGGGGCGGCCCGGACCGTCCGGAGGACGACAAGGCGATCGGCGGGGACCGGTCCGAGAACTGGTCCCCGCACGGGAAGCCGACCCGCGGCGGCGGAGTCCGCAACGTGACACCCACTGCCGGCACGCGGAGCTTCCGCCAGTCGCAGCCAGGGCACCGCATCCACCTGTCCATGTACGCCCGCAGGATCACCCAGGACAAGTACGGGCTGTCGAATGTCTCTGTCGGCTTGTGGTGCTCGGACGGGTTCGGTGACGCATCGAAGAGTAGGGCTTTCGTTTACGATGCCGGCAGTGTCACGAAGTCACTGCCGGACGACAACGGCTGGGTGCTGATCCAGGATGATGTCACCGTCCCCGACGGGAAACCATGGGTCGCCCCGTACATCCTTCTCGGCGGCCCGGACGTGCCGCTGACGGAGTTCGGGGAGCTGACGATGGCGGACATGGACGCCCAGCAGGGGTCCACTTTGCAGACCCGCACATACCATGACGTGTGCGTGCTGCTCGCAGGACAGGAGGACCGGAAGTGAGGCCCGGCCCGAGCATCCCGGAGATGAACGATGCGGGCCGCTGGTCCGCCCGGATGGATATCCGCTACGGCCCCAGGCTGTTCAAGGACATCCCGATGACGTCCTGCTCCCTGGACTGGGGTGAACTGAAGGTGGACGGCACGTCCGCGACCGCACCGGCGTCCCTGCGCGTGGGCGCCCCGGACGACTACGCCCCGCAGCATGAGGGTGATTTCTACTCGAACTACGGGCAGATGATGTGCCCGTCCGTGATCTGCGAGTTCGAGCATGGAGGCAAGTACGAGATCCCGTTCGGTCGTTTCCGTATTACGGAGACGTCCCAGTCGCCGGAGTCAACCCCTGTGCAGGGCAAGGACCTGCTGCTCGACCTGGAGGAGAACCCGTTGTCGTGGCCGCACTCCCCGCACCCGGGGGGCACGCTGATCACGGAGATGAACCGCCTGAACCCGAACCAGGGGATGACGGCGATCCGCGTCCCCGACTCGCGCCGCGACTACCAGATCAGCTCCTACCTGCAGCTGCCGACCGACCTGCTCGTGTCCATGTCGATGATCGCGAAGGAGGCCGGCTGCGGCCTGCGCATGTCGTATCGCGGTGAGATCGAAGCGTACCCACTGCCGACGCCGTCATCCGCCCCTGCGGAGACGTACTCGCAGGAGTCGCACATGGTGATCGGCGCCGCCCCAGTGCAGTCGCCGTCCGGGCGTATCCCGAACTGGTACTCCGTCGTAGCGAAGGGTGACGGCTCCCGCCAGTACACCGTCCACAAGGGCGACTCGTACGAGTCCGCGGTGAAGGACGACGAGAAGAACAAGTCCGAGGTTGAGATGGCGATCGACAACCTCTACCTCAACAAGGAGCGCGTGTGGGCGGAGAACGCCACCCCCACCTACCAGCATGACGCGGCCCGCTGGTCGTGGTCCAGGCAGCTGAACCCTCACTGGACGCGCACGGAGAACGGTTGGAAGTCGGACTACGACTTCAATTTCTACGTGAAGATGAACCAGGCGTACGGCTACTACCATCCGTCCTGGTATGGGTGGGTGTCGAAGACGACTGACCTGTCGTCGCAGAAGTCGTGGGACAAGGTGGTCGAGGAAGCGAACCGGTGGGCGAAGTTCGGCATGGACCGTGCGCGGTCGTGGCGGATCCAGCTGGTCGCCGACCCCCGCATCGAGGTTGGTGACGTCATCGCCGTCGAGTACAAGCAGGGAAAGTGGTGCGTCGTGTCGGTTACGTCGTTCTCGCTGGACTTGATGGACCCGTCGCAGCCGATGACGGTGACTGGCGCGGAGCTGCGGCGGTCGTGACGGTACACTGTGGCGTATGACCGCATCTGATTTCAGCTCGGCCGGGTCGCTGTTCCTGGACATGCAGGACGCCCGGAAGAGTCACGCCGCCTCTGATTCAATCACCCGATGGGTGAAGGGCCAGGTTGTTGATACGCCTGACACTGACCCGACCCTGCCTGCCGGCTGGGTGCGTGTCGGCATGCCGTACAACGAACCTGACACGTATGTGACTGGGGAGACTCCCGGCCTGTACACGTGGAAGGGGGCGATGGTTACCGTCAAGATGCACTCGGACGGGACGCTTCTGTCGATCAGCGACGGCCAGGATGAGCCTGGCGATGAGCGGACCCAGGTGGAGCGTCTCGGCCCGGCCGGCAAAGAGATCGCCGGCGCCATGTCCGACGCGGTGAAGGCGCAGAAGGCGGCAGAGGAAGTCAAGGGGCGCGCAGACGTTGCCGCAAAGGATGCTGCTGCTGCTCAGAAGGCTGCTCTGGACGCGAAGACGACCGCCGATGCCGCCTTCAAGAAGGCGACCACGGTGGAGGGGCAAGCGTCTAGTTTGGGTGGGAGGATCTCAGCGGCCCAGAAGGCGGCCGATGAGGCTAAGGCTGCGGTTGCTGACGCTGACTCAAAAGCGGCGGACGCGCAGAACAAAGCGCAGGCCGCCCTGGATGCGGTGAAGAAGTCCGGCGACAATGCTGCCGCCCTGGCGGCGGCGACCGAAGCGAAGCAGGCTGCGGACACCGCCAGGACACTCGCCCAGCAGGCGCAGGCGGCCGCTCAGCAGGCGCAGGCATCTGTCGCGGATGCCGCCCAGAAGGCTTCGAAAGCGCAGACCCTCGCCGAGAAAGCTGATGCGAGCGCGGCGGCTGTTAAGTCGACGGCGGAGTCTGCTGACGCTGCAGCCAAGAAGGCTGCGTCGGATGCGGCTGCAGCTCAGGCGTCCTATAAGTCACTGCAGGCGACCGTGTCGGCGAACTCCTCGGACCTGGCTGCAGCGAAGTCGAAGGCGGACCAGGCGACGAAGGATGCGGTGGCGGCGAAGGACGCCGCATCGAAGGCTACGGCGGATGCGCTCGGCGCCCGGCAGGCTGCGGATGCTGCGTCGAGCAAGGCTTCCACGTTGGCCGGCCAGGTGACTGTATCGCCGTCCGCCCCTGTTCAGTCTGACGGCGCAGGGAAGCCGAAGGGTGCGGTTTGGTTCGTGCAGAACGGGCAGGGAGTGCTCACCTCCCAGTACACGTGGGACGGTTCCAAGTGGTCGCTCATGCCGGTTGACGGCTCTGTCATCAAGGATGCGACGATCACGTCCGCGAAGATCGGGAATGCGGCGATCGGGTCTGCGCAGATCGCTGACGCGGCAATCACGGACGCGAAGATCGGCGGCCTGTCGGTGTCGAAGCTGATGGTTACCGGTGGGGCGAAGATTCCGCGGGCGGTGATCGACCAGCTCGCGTCGGATGAGGCTTTCATTGGGAAATTGTCCGCGAACTCCGTGACGGTCGACCCGGAGAACATGCTGCGCGACCCTGGGTTCACCGGTTCTCCGTCTGGCGTGTGGGTGCCGTCCGCGCCGGCGGGCGGCAGTGTTGCGTTCGTGTCTGACATTAAGGATGCGCCTGGCGGCCGGTCGACTGGGGGGCGCCTGGTTGGCGGTGCGACGTCGGAGGCGCAGTTGAACCAGTCGTTCAAGATTCCCGCCGGGAAGGTGTGGGTTCTGCGGCTCACGTACCGGTACTTGCAGGGGTCGGCCGGCGGCCTGCAGTTGAAGGCCGGCGGCACGGCGATGCCGGCGTTCCCATACAAGGATGCGAACTGGCACACAGAGGACGTCGACTGGGCGCCTGCCTCGTCGGTGTCCGGCGGCGTCTGCCAGGTGTGTGCCGGGAAGGGCACGAAAGCGGAGGTCGCTGCGATTGTCCTGTGCCAAAAGGTTGGGGCGACGATGCTCGCCCCCGGCAGTGTGACGTCGGATGCGATCTACGCCAGCAAGGAGCTGTGGGCGAAGGTTAGCGCCTTCGGGTCTGTGACCACGGAAATGCTGACCGCTGGGAAGGCGACTATCACTGGTGAGGCCGTTGTCGGTGACTTGAAGGGTAACCGGATCCAGGGATCGAAGATCATCGGCTCCGGCATTTACGCGTACTCGAAGTCCGCTGCGGCACAGAACGCCGCCAAAGCGAAGGTCAAGGTGACCGATGCGGGTGAGCGCGAGTTCGAGTCGATGGACGTGGATCTGCGGCTCGCATGGACGAACAAGTACGGCGACTCCGACTCTGACGGCTTGTGCACCATCGATTCCGCTTCTAAGACTGAGCTGCGCGGCAGGTACACGTCGCGGCTCGACTTCACCTATAACGCATGCTGGGAGGTTAACTTCACCTTGCCGGCCGGGGATGTGGTTGAGCCGTCGGTTGAGTTCTATGTGGCCCACGTGAATGATGACGGCACGACCATTGGATCGGAGATGCAGTTCAACCTGTTGCGCAACGGTGAACACTTGTCTCGCAACCGGTCGCTGGGCGGCTACCAGGTCCTGCAGCTGAACTCGTGGCGGGCCGACCATGCGGGGAAGCGGGAGTATTTCCTCCGCATCTTCCCGCTGTACACTCCGACGAACATCATTATTCAGAACATGAAGGTATGGTGGTCGACGCAGGCGGACAGTACGTCAGTGCGCCTGGCCAACAACCATGTGTGGTTCCGGGACGTCGATATCGAGAACTCCAATGACGGGCGGATCCACCAGAACTACCTGAAGATCTCTACGACGGGCCTTTATGCGTCGCAGACGAATCAGCTGCAGTATCAGAGGCCGCTGAAGTCGCTGGTCATGCCGCCTCATTTTGTGGGGACAACGAACCAGGAGCGCATCCTTCCGTGGCGGCACCCGGAGTGGTATCCGGGGCGGCTGCATAATCCGACGCCTTGGTTTGAGTATGACGCCCAAGACTTCTGGATCAATGATGAGCTGGTGCCGGTGGCTGACGTGGCCGGCCTGTACTGGGTCGCGTTCCAGGCGACCGTGTCCAGCACGTACCCCTCTCATTGGCGTTCCCTGCGGATTGAGGTGCAGCCTGCGTTGAACTGGGCGGTTGGGATCGGGTCGACTGTCGCCGTGGAGCCGAACGCGTCGAACATCAAGGTCAGCTGCGCGGGTATCCTGCAGCTGAGGACGTCTCAGGGCCTCTATTGGCGGTTCTCCCATGCGTCCCCGGACGCGTCCGGGGATGACAGCGGGGTGCTACACATCACGAACACTCGCCTGTCGGCAATGTTCATCTCGAAGTAAGGCAGGAGCAGCGAAATGACTGACACTCGTTGGGATGGGGCGGTTGTTCCGACCGCATACTCGGATCTACTCGGGGCGTGGGGGAGGTTCAGTGACAGTGTGGGCACGTTCATCCGTGTTGCGTCCATGCAGGAGGCTCGCGCCCGGCTAGCGCAGGCGCCTGCCGGCGTGGTCACCTCCGCGTCGCCGGCGATGTTCCTGATCGGCGGGGTTCTGTACTCGGCGGACGGGTCGAAGACTGGCGCCGACTACAACATCGTGCCCGTGTCCGGCTACTCGGGTGTTCTCGTGGACCACTGGGACAAGTCGGACGGTCGCGGGCGCCCCACCTCCGATCACACGACACGCCGGTGGGGGCAGTCCACGTTCCAGCTGCCCGTCCGGTCCCTCCTTGAGTTCAGCTTGGATGTGTGCGTGTCGATCGTCCACTCCGACTTCAATTCCGAGGACGAGAAGAATAAGGCTTCCGGCTCCTACTACTTCGGGTTTCTGTTGGACAACGTCAACCAGTGGCAGACTGAGCTGCAGTACAACCGCACGTTCATGACGCATCACCTGTCCTGGAAGCTGGAGGCCGACGCGGGTACGCACACTGCCGCGTACACGACGACCGGGTCGTACGGGACGGACCCGTACTGGCACTTCGATGGCGGTGTGTACCCGGGCACTCGTTTCCGCGTGTTCTCGCTCGGCGCCACCGACTGACGGCCGGGACGTTACCCACCTCTCCTGTGAAACAATCGGGGGGGGCAGGTTTCGTTTCCACTTGGAGGGGTTATGGCTACTTTGGAGCCGTCGGAGAGTCGTCGCGTGCGCACCGAGGCGCTGCGCGGCAGCGTGCAGATTTCCGCGTACGGGGCGCCGGACGGCGCTCGGTGGGCGACGCAGGCCGCCGCACTCGGGGGTACGCACATGCGGCTGACGAACATCTTCGAGGAGTCGACAGCCCATGCGGCCGCTAACGGTGGCGACAAGCTGGGAGAGATGGACAGCAAGGTGCGTGCCGCCGTGGACGCCGGCTTCCGCGTCGTCATCGACTTCTCCTACTACCGGAACCTGCTGATCAAGGAGAAGACGAACCCGTACCTCCTGGAGTGGCCTGCCTGGCTGTCGCCGATGGCGCAGATCCTCGGCCGCCAGTTCCCCGGCGCCGACTACGACTACGCCCACGCTCCTGAGGTGTCCGCCGTGGCGCTGTCGGGAGAGCCCGACATTCTGTGGGGCGACAACAACCCTGTACAGCAGGCGAAGTCCCCCGACCGGTATCTGTGGGCGCTCCTGCAGCAGGCGACCGCAGTCCGGAAGTTGGACTACGACGGCCCGATCACTGCGGGCGGGTTCAATCACCTGAACGCGGACGGCCCCGACCGTGGTGCGTATGGTGACGCGGTGGACCGGCTGGCGTCGGTTCCATGGGTGGACGCGCTGACGTTCCACGGGTACGACGAACCGGCGAAGCTGAAGCCCGGCATCTCCAGGTTCGTGGATGTTGCCCAGTCCGGCGGAAAACTTGCGCTCATGGAGGAGTGCGGGTTCAACTCGGACAATACGGCCGACTCTGCCAGGGCCGCGAAGTTCCGCGCGCTGGTGCCGTGCGTTGCGGCGTCCGGCCTGTCAGGCCTGGGCCTGTGGAATGTGGGGGACTATAACGGGTTTGACGTGCGCGCCACCCACCCTGAGGCGATGAAGGCGTGGAATGAGGTTGTTGCTGCACTGCCGGTGTTGGGGCGCGGCGCGGCGGCCGGCCCGTCGGGCGGCGGTGCAACGCCGGCACCGACGCAGTGGGTGACGTTCCCGGGTGATGCCACGCCCGGCGACGCGTTCATGGCCGCCCTTGAGGGGAACGCCCTGTGCGTGGGGCCCCGGTCGGAGTGGGGGACGGTGACGGTCCCTGCGGTCGGGCAGAAGCGACTGGCTTCGATCCCGCCGTCAGTGCTCGGCGATCGGAAGCCGCAGAGGACCATCTACCCGCTTCTGAAGACAGACGGCACGTCTGACGGCGCCACGATCGAAGTGTGGCCCAACAAGACAGTGGTCACGAACGTGCCGGCGAATGGCGGCGGGAGGCGGATCGCCCCGATGATGTACGCCCCGTTGGCGTGAGCGTCGCGACACGAGCTGAGTGGGACACTTGGTTCATGCATGAGATTTCGTTTCCTCCGCTCCCTGCGGAGCTGATCGGCGCCGGCCTGGCCGCCATCGCCTCGTGGGTGGGGTGGTTGTTCGCGAGGGCGGACAGGACCGCGGACCGGCGCGTTGAGGCGTTGGAGGCGATCACGAGGGCGTTGATGAGGCGGGTGCAGCTCCTGGAGGAGGGGCGCGAAAAAGCGGAGGCGGCGCGCGACCTCGCCGAGGAGGAAGCGCACCGTCTCCGCATCCGCGCGTTCCGGTTGGAGGAGTACGCGGCGGCTTTGCTGAGGTGGGGTGTCGGTCTGGTGGCGATGATGGCGCCGGCCGACCGGCCGCCTAAGCCTCCGTCACCTCCAGCCGACCTCGATGATGTGGGCGATCTGCGTGGCGGCGCTGTGGCGGCTGGTTCCTTTCCAGTGGACGCCTCCGCCGGTCACGTACCAGGTGACGCCCCTCCTGGTGAGGGTCACTCGGGTTCCTGATCGGCGCTGGCCTCTGCGGATGATTGCTTCGCGGGGGCCGGTAGCTACTTTCAGGGCGGTCCGGTCGAGGCCGCACGCGTCGATGATGGTGAGGGCTTCGCTGACGACTCCGGCGGGTGTCATTCAGTTCACCCCCAGCCACTGCCAGAGGCCCCAGATGGTGAGGGCGGCTCCGAGGGTGATGAGGCAGACGGACAGGCCTGCGATGGCGTAGGCGATGCCGGCGAAGACGAGCTGCCCGGCTCGGTTGAGGGTGCGGTCGAGGTGGCCGGTGCGGGGCGCTGCGTGGCGCATTGGGGTTCCTTTCAGATGGTTGAGTCGAGGCGGGTGAGTGCGCGGGCGAGCTTGAGGGCGGCCTGTCGTCCGACGACGGGAGCGGGAGGGGCGGCTCACCGGTGCCGGAGCGCATGTCTGCGACGGGGATCGTCGGGGCTCTCCTTCAGCCTGCGCGGACGATGATGATCGAGCCGGCGGGGGCGGTGGCGTAGGACCCTTTCTGGGCGCCTGCGCGGCCGCCGCGGAGGGTGAGGGTCCGGTAGGCGGGCCGGCCGGGGGTGGCGGTGTTGGACTCGACCCTCCAGGTGGCTCCTTCGCGGATGATGAGGGACCCGGCGGAGACGTCCTCGATGGGGGTGGGCTTGGTCGGCTGGTGGGGGTACATCATTTGCTGTTCCTTTCTGAGGCCGTGGGAGCGTTTCTGAGGGCCTTTCAGCGGGGGCCCTGTGCGGCTGTCCGGGCTGCGTCTTTGAGGGCGCTGTAGAGGCTGTCGAGGGTGTCTGCGGGGCCGTAGGGGACGTGGGCCGGCTGCCCGTTGCGGAGGTGGACGGTGACCCGCCCGTCCTCGACGGTGACCTTGGTGCCGGCGGGGAGCCCCTCGTCGGCGATGACGTTCCAGGCGGCGATCCGGGCGATGGTTGCTGCGTTCATTGCTGTGTTCCTTCCGGGTGAAGGGGCGGGGCTGCGGCGCCCCGCCCCCTCGAGTCGTGTTGGTCAGAGGGCGTTGAGGGCGCCCATGTCGAGGCGGCCCATGGTGGTCAGCCAGTCGCAGAGGTCGTCGTGGAGGCCCCCATCAGGGGAGCCGTCATAGGGGAGGCCCCACTGATCGACGTCCTGGAAGGCCCGCTCGACGCCGAGGGTGAGGGTCCAGCGGGTGAGGGGGTTGCCCGCCGCGTCAGTGCGGGGGGCGGCGTCCAGGCGGGCGGCCTGCAGGGGGGAGGTGGTGTTGGCGTTCATGTCCGTTTCCTTTCTGTTGGTTGACCGATCGGACGTGATCAATGTTTCTACTGCGCGCGGCGGACGTCAACACGCCCGGCCATGGTCCTGGTCACGCATCCGCCTCGATGGTGGGGTCGCAACGAAAAGTCCGACCCTCGACCGGGGATTGCTCGCCGGGAGGGTCGGACTGCGGGATGCCGCGGGGCCGCATGCCAAGAATACGACACCCCGTCACCCGATTAACGGCACGCGACAGTTGTGGATATCAGGACCAGAGGCGCCAGCCGGACGACGTCCCGCCGCCCAGTTCGAACGTCAGCAGCCGCGGCAGAGACGACTCCCCGCTGGCGTTCTGGAACCAGCTACTGCCCGGGTCCATCGTCGGCGCGCAGATGATCTGCCGGCTGTCCCCGACCGTCTGCACGGAGAAGCTGTGCCAGTGCCCGTGCAACAGCACTCGGGCGTGCTGCATGCCGGCCACGCAGCCGAACGCCTGCCCGCGGAACCAATCCGCGACCCGGGTCTTCGATCCGGCGGCATGCCCGTGGGTGACGCCCATGACCGTCCCGTCAGCGGCCCGCACAGTCAGCGACTCGAGCCGGGCCTCCGGCATCTCGAACCGGACGTGCTCGTAGCCGGCGCGCCCCTCGACGATCTGCCTGATGTTGTCGGCGATCAGCAGCCCGTAGTCATCCCCAGGGAACGACGCCCGGTGGCCCCGGCCGACACCGGTACGGACCTGGCAGTGGTTCGACGGGACCGCCACGTACGAGACCTCGGGGGCGCAGCCGGCCAGGGCGCGGAGCGCGTCAGCGAGCAGCGCCTGCGCGGTGCGGATCTGGTAGGTGAGCGGCAGGTCGTTGGTCTGCGCCTGGCTGACCGTGTTGCAGAACCCCTCGGTCGAGTCGCCGCAGTCGACGAGGATGACCCGCCGGTACCGGCCGGCGGCATAGCCGGCGATCCGGGCGACAGCGGCACGGACACGGCGGACGGTCTCCTCGGTGCCGCCGGCACGGTCCGTCTTCCCGATCTGCAGGTCCGACACGACCACCACGAGCGTCGCCTGCCCGTCCGGTAGTGCGGGCGCCTCGACCGGCTCCGCGAAGATCGGGGCCAGGTCCTCGAACCGCTTCGCCTGCACCTCGCCGCGCTCGATCACGCCGGGCTTGTACGTGATCTTCTCGTACGACCCGTCCGACAGGCGGACAGTCTTCCCGCGGGCCGTGATGGCTTCCACGGGCACGCCGAAGTACTCGTCGACACCACCCTCACCCATCTCGCTGCGGCGCTTCAACGCCTTCCTGTGGCGCCTGACGGCAGCCTCCGAGGTGCCGAACTCGTCGGCGATGGCCTGGTTGGTGCGCCGCTGACACTGCGGCAGGGAGTCGTTCTCGAGGATCGCCTCGTCGAGGGGAGTCACGCGCCGACCTCCTTCTTGTAGTTGTTCACCCACTGGCGGAGCTTGAACATGTTGAACCCGGCCCAGTGGGCGAGAGTGCCGCCGGTGCGCTTGTCGACCACGTAGCAGACAGGCGCGGCCGCGTAGTTGTTCGCCGACGCGATCGACTGGGCCGTGTCGTCGTTCTTGTACTTCGTCTCCAGGTACGGGGTGCTGTTCTTCGTGAGATACCGCTTCGAGGAGCGGCACTGCTGGCAGGACGGCTGGGACGCGATCATGATCTCGAATGAAGCCACTGGCTTGTTCCTTCCGGTTTATGAGGGTCTGGGTGCAGTGGGACAGGCGGGGGTACTCCCGGCGGTTTCCCCCCACCTGTCGCCCGGGTCAGAACGGAGCGCTGAACGTGTTGGACGTGGTCGGCGCGAGCGCCTGAACGCCGCCGGCCTTGTCGGCCTTCCGGATGTAGCCGAGGAGCCTCGGGAACCGGACCTCGAGAGCGACCCCCGACTTGCCGTTGGACTCCCAGTTACGGCGGACGAGCGCCCCGGACACGGACACCTGGTCGCCCTTGCGGAGAATGTCGCCGAGGTAGTTGTCCCTGTCTCCGAAGAACGTGACGTCGATGTACAGCGGGTCGCCGTCGTCCTCCCACTGCTTCGTGTCCCGGTTCTGCGTCCGCCTGGTAGCGGCGAGCGCCAGCTTCAGCATCGCGGTGCCGGACTGCGCGTACTTGATCTCCGGGTCCCTGGTGAGCGTCCCCGTGACGGTGATCTCAGCGGCCATTGGTGTTCCTTTCGTTGAACAGGTTGATGATGGTGACGAGGTCGGTGACGGTCATGGTCACCCATTGGTCTTCGGGTTTGCCGTTGCCGTGCCTCTTGTGGATGACGACGCCGACGGCCCCTCCGATATTCCCGGCCTCAGTATGTGCTTCCCGCGTCCACTTGGGCAAGTCCATCCGGGTAACGTTTTTGCATTCGATGGCGATGCGTTTCCCGGCGATGTGAACGCCGGCGATGTCGCCGGAGTCGTGGGCGCCGGTCTTGACTTGCCGGTCGACGTGGAGGCAGTACAGCCGGTCGTCGAGGTAATCGGCGATGAGCCGCTCGAACCGGCTGCCGGCCGCCTTCGCTGACTTCAGGTTGCGTCCCATGTCGGGCGCATCCTCCTTTCGACTCGGTCGTAGATGACGGCGAGCCGGCCCCGCAGGTGGTCGCTCATCTCGGTGGTGTCCTCGGGGCGGTCGGCCAGGTACCGGAACGCGCTGTTCCCCCGCTTCCGCAGGGAGCGCAGGCCGTCGTCGGGGGAGGTGACCTCGGCGATCTTGGCGGTGAGCCTGGCGGCGTACCAGGTCGCCTTGGCCATGTCTTCCTCGTACGGGGAGGTCGACTTGGCGCCCGCGCGGAGAGCGTACTTGAGGACGTTGCCGTACAGGAAACCTTCGCGTTCGGTCAAGTCGATAACCTCGACGGGCCACCGCGTGTAGTGGGCGGGGCGGTTCACGTTGTCGGTCATGAGATCACCGCCAAGGGGGTGCCGTCCGTGTCGGCGCGGTACTGGTCCCATCCGCCGGCGCGCCCGGTCTTGACCGTGTTGACGACGGACAGGCCGTCGGCCTGTTCGTAGTCGAGGCCGCCGCCTGCGATGACGGCGATCGGGGTGTCGTTTCCGTAGCGGAATGCAGCATCCCGCAGCTGTCCCATGAGGCGGCCGATGGTGAGGGTGCCGGCTTCCTGGGCGGCGTAGTCGCGGACTGTCGCGCCAGTGCCGGTGGATCCGAACCCGCCCCGACCGCGGTCGGTGTCAGTGTCCACGACGCCGGCCTCCCACTGGACGGCAGGCAGCGGCAGGATGATCAGCTGGCAGATGCGGTCCCTGGCGGAGACCAGGACCGGCTCGGCGAGAGCGGCAACGAGGACCTTCAGGTTGCCGCGGTAGCCGGAGTCGATGATGCCGACGCCGTGCGGGATGGTCAGGCCCTTCACGCCGGCCGAGGACCGGAGGGTCAGCTGCCCGTAGTAGCCGTCGGGGATCGCGACACGGACACCCAGGTCGATCGTGTACACGGCGCCGCGGCGCACCAGGCAGGTCTGCCCTTCGGGCACATGCAGGTCCAGGCCGGCGTCCGTGCCGTGCGCCCTGACCGGGTCCAGCACGTTCATGGTCTTCTGGATGGTGACCTTCATGAGTGTTCCTTTCTGTTCCATGGGGACCGGTCTCGGCCCCTCGTCAGATCATGGGGTTCGGCGTGGTACTTGTCGATGTCGTCTTCGTCCCAGGCGAGCGGGGAGTGGGCGCCGGAGTCGACCGCGGTCTTGTGCGCGACCCGCGAGCTGTGGTTCACGGGGGCGAGGTTGCACTGGTTGCGGGACCAGGCGCATGCGATGAGGAGCCTGTCCTCTTCGGGCACGTACTCGCCCGCCCTGCCCTTCTGCACGGACCGCAGCTTCACGCGGGCCATGTCCGCGATCTTCTGCTCGGAGTGGCCGATCCACATGAGCGACAAGATCCGCCGCTGCACTCCGATCGGGGTGACGGTGCGGAGCTTCATGCCTCCTCCTGCGACTCCGTGTTGACACCCGACTCCCACTTGTCAATGACAGCGGACAGGGAGTCGGGGTCGTCCATGGAAGCGCCGGCGCCCTGCGCCTGCTGCCACACTTCGTTGGCGTCGCGGCCGGACTCCCGGCAGTAGTCCATGAGGATGGTGCGGGTCATGTCCCGCTGCGTGCGGTCCTCCGAGGGCCGCTGCGCGGGCTTCTGCGGGGCGTTCTGCGCGGGCGCGGACTCCAGCTCCTCCGGCGTGTACACGGTGCCCGCGAGGGCGTCTGACGCGCCCTGGCGGCACACCTCGGTGATGGCCCTGGCGCGGAGCATCTGCCTGGGGTACTGCTGCCACGGCCCGCGGCCGCCCCACAGGCCGGCGGCCTGCGCCTTGCCCTTGTCCCAGGTGACGGTGAACTCGTAGTCGGGGTCGTCCGCGCGGATCAGGGTGGCAGTCACGGAGTCGCCGTCCTCGCGGAGCCGCAGCTTGTGGCCGGCCCTGCGGACGACAGCGCCCATAAGGTCCGCGGACATCGTCATCTTCCCGCGGGCCACAACCATCGACTGCATCACCTGCGTGTACGGGACACCCAGGGCGTCACCGATGTCCATCGCCCACACGATGTCGGCGGGCTTGCCCCGGTACTCGGCGGGGATCAGCGAGGACTGGGCGACGATCTTCGCGTGCTCGATGCGGTCTGTCATCGGAGTGTTCCTTTCATCGTTGTGCCGAGGAGCTGGTTGGCCACGTCCGCGGGGTGCGCGTCGCACTGGTACGGCATGTCCACGGTTGATCGTCCGGCGCGCATGGTGACTCCGGCTCGACCGACGTGGACGGTCATGAGGTCCCGGTCGCCCCAGTAGATGCGCAGGGTCGCGGCCTCACTGTCGACCAGAGGCTCCTCGATGAGGTGGTCGGGGCCGGGGTGGTGGCGGAGGCAGCATTCGGCGATGGCGCGGGCCATGGCGATCCGGTCTGCGACGCCGGCGTGACGGCCGATCATGACCATGCCTCGCGGGCGTCGTTGAGGGCGCGGCGGATCGCGTTGCTGATGGCGTCCTTCTCAGCGTTCGGGTCGCAGGCGTACCGGCTGCCGGCGGCGTCGAGGGCGTACAGGCCGTCCTCGGTGACGGAGGCGATCATCTGGTCCCGTTCGGTGCGGGCCTCGATGCAGGGGGCTCCGTGCGTGGTGCGCCCGAACGCGGCGTACTCGCCCTGGCCGAGGTGGTTGCGGATCGCTTCGAGGAGCGGCATGAGGAGGCGGGACTGCATGAGCGGTGACATTGGTGCTTCCTTTTCTTACTTGCTGTTCGTTCTGATGGCGGCGAGGATGTCGGAGATGGCTTCGCGCGCCTTGGTCTGGTCTCGTTTTGAAGCTTCCCAGCGGCGGCCGTTGGTGATGGCCCACGCGGAGAACGTCGTGTCGTGCGCGGATTTTTCGATGTGGATGGCGCCGGGGCCGTAGTCGATCTCCGCCACCTGGATGCCGCCGGGGAGGGTGCCCGTGACGGGCGGGGCGCCCCCCGCGAGTAGGTCGGAGAGTTGTTCGATCAGGTTGGAGGGGGTCATTTCTCGGGCTTCGCGGCCGCGCAGGTCTCCGCTGCCGGCGGGGTGTCGGGCGTAGTCCAGCATGATGGGGAGTTGGGTGTTCATGGCGTCCGCGTCGTTGGCGGCCCAGGCGTCCGCGCCGGGCTGGGAGTACCACACGTACAGGCCTCCGTAGTCGTATATGCCGGTCTCCCTGGCGGTGCCGTTGAGGGAGATCATCCGGTCTCCGACGTCGTCCGACTTGGTGATGGTCGCGGTCTCTCCTTCGTGGAGGAGCGGAGTAAGGGCGGCGAGGATGTCTTCGAAGGTCATGCTGTCTCTTCACTTGGCGTGGCGGATGTTGATCGTTCGGGTTCTTCCGGTGGAGGGGTCCGTGTATCGGGCGTTCTTCCAGTCGGCGGCTTCGGCTCGTTCGGTGCGACGCCGGTAGGAGGCTGCGTACTTTTTCGCTGCCCGGCCTCTGTTGCCGGGGTGCGTGTTCTCGGGGATGTTCATGGCAGTGGGAGGTTCCTGAGTGTCTGTTCGGCGTCGGCTTCCGTGTCGGCGTGGTCGAACGAAGGTGCTTGGGGGGTCGGGCGGTTCGAGGAGGCGACCACGATGCGGAGTTCGTCGTTGATGACCGCGACCCCGCGACCCGGGATGATCACCGACCATCGGATGGTGTCCCCGAATGGGGAGCGGACGGTTACCGCTTTGGCTTCGGCGGGCCATCCGCGCCGGCTGATGTCGCGGGCGATGTCGTTGGCGAGCGCCTGCGCGGAAGGCTCCTTCTTCCGGTGGAACATCAGTCGCGCCCCGCGGAGGGGAAGCCGGCAACGATGCGCCCCGCGTCCTCGCGGCGGAGAGCGGCCTTCCTGCGGTTGCTGGACCGTGCGGCCCTGATGGCGACGGGCAGGCCGATCAGGATGCCGAGGACGCCGGCCGTGGTGACGTGGCCGGAGACCACGGCCAGGGCGGAGATGAAGGCCCAGACGATGTTGAGGGTGGCGACCCAGGTGATCAGGGTGGTGGTCGCCCCGCTGGGGGCCTGGGTGGTGGTGTTCATTTGGTTCCTCCTCGGTAGGGGTTGATTGAGTTGATGGGATCAATCTACGGCGTGTCGACACGCCGGTCAACCTGTGTCGCCGTGGCGTCGGTCACGATCCAGGGGGGGGGATGGGGGTGTCAAAATGAGCCGCCCCCCCCGGCTCAAAATGAGCCCCAAACCTTATCTAAGAGAATAAACACCCCCCTACCCCCCACGGCGCGGGTCCGGGGGGTGCACCCAACCCCGACACCCGCCGACGCCGGAGGCGGACGACTGCGGACAAGGCGGCAACCAACCAGCCGGCACCTGCTACTGTTGGCCCCGTTGGTTGATAGCTGGTCGGGTTTTCGTTGTGTTCCTACCGGCCAGCCGGGGCCCGGGTCGAGCCACGACGCTCCCCGGGCCCCAACCAACAGGCCAACAGGAACGCGCACAGGAACAACGGAGAAGACATGGAGTACTACAACACCCAGATCATCGGGGCGATAAACATCCGCCCCTACTGGAAACGACGCGACCTCACCGGCGCGGACGTCGCAACCCTCACCGCACTCTGCACCTGGTGGAACTGCGAACACATCCACCCCTCCAAAGACGCCATCGCAGCACGCTCAGGCCAGTCGCGAGCCGCGACCACACGAGCCCTCACCCACCTCCGCGAACTCAACATCATCGAAACCCGCACCGCACCGGGCAACACCAACGAATACGCCATCCACCTCGACAACCTCCTCAACCACGACGGCCTCGTAGCAGCAGGCGCCGCCACCCACGACCGCCTCACCGAACAACCGCGCACCTGCAAGCCACTCACCCCGGTCGCCGACCGAGTCTCCGAAAACGACATCGCCCGCGCCCGCGCACGACACGACAGAACCGCAGCCGAGAAACAAGCCCAGAAGGCGCGAGAAGCCCAGGAACGAGCCGAATTCAACCAGGCCTACCCAGGCACCAGAGCCACCATCCGAGACTGGCAGAAAGCCAGACAGCACGCCACAGCCCGGGAAATCACCGACGGAGCCGAAGCGTACGCGGACCAATGCCGCCGACGTGAAACCCCGCCCCGATACATCCGCACCGCACGCCGCTGGCTCGAAGACCACGACTGGGAGAACTACCAGCCCGCCCGGCCGGCCAACACCGACGACCTCCTCGGCAACCCCCGCATCAACAACCCCGAACTCGTCCACGCCGAACCCACACCCGAACTCATGGCCGACATCGCAGCCATGTGGGACAACGCCACCAACAACTGACACCACCAGAAAGGAACACGAATGGAAACCACCACCACCGAACAATGCCTCATCGGCTCAGCCCTCGCCGGCAACGAAGCGCAAACCGACACCACCTGGGCCACCACCCCGGACATGATCGCCAACACCAGGTACGCCGCCATCTGGGGAATCATCCGCGACCAATGGGCGACAGGCAGAGTCCCCACCCCCGCCACCGTCCTCGCTGAAATCCGGAAACCCGCCACCGGCGAAGACATCCTCGACTGCGTCCACGCCTCGCTGAACCCCGCGGACGCCGACCACTACGCCCGCCTCGTCCAAGAAGCCTCCGCCAAAAGAGACGTCCACGACGTACTCACCCGCGCCGAGCAGCTCCTCCAAGGCGACTCCACCGCGGCCGAGGTCGCCTCATGGGCGCAGTCCCACATCGGCAACACCGCCCCCGACAGCGACACCGTCTCCATGCCATCCCTCGTCGACCAGTGGTACACGGCGAAGAAAGCCACCGGCGTCCGCACCCCCTGGACCGCGGTCAACGACATCATCGGCCTGCACCGGGACGGCGGCCTCCACGTCATCGGAGCCCGCCCAGCAGTAGGCAAGACTCTCTACGGCCTGTACCTCGCGGCCTGCGCCGCCCGTAACGACAGGCACGTCCTCTACGCGTCCATGGAAATGCCCGCCCGTGAACTCCTCCCCCGGCTGCTGTCGCAGGCCACCGGGGTCGCACTCAAGTACACGACCAGGGAGGAACAAGCCCCCGACGACATCGCCGACACCCTCAACCGGGCAGCAGCCCAAGTCGCCGCCCTGCCCATCCACATCAGCGACAAAGCGGGCATGTCCGTCGAACGGGCCGCAGCCCTGGCCCGCACCCTCCACCACAAGAAGAAGCTCGGCGCCGTCATCATCGACCACATGCAACTCCTCGCCCCATCCCGCGGCGTCCCCGGATCTTCGCTCCGGGAGATGGTCACCTACCAATCCAGGGCGCTGAAGGAACTGGCGCTCGAGCTGGACGTGCCCGTGTTCGCCCTGTCGCAGCTGTCCCGCGCATCCGAGATGAGGGACGACCTCGCCCCGAAACTCGCCGACCTCCGCGAGTCGGGCAGCATCGAACAGGACGCCGACACAGTCACCCTCCTCAGCCTGCCCGTCCGCAACGGCGCGCCCGACCGGACGCGACTCGCCGTATCCGTGGCCAAGAACAGGCACGGGGCGACAGGCGACGCCGAGCTCATCCGCCAACCAGCCATGGCCGTCCTCGCAGAACCCGCCCGTGAAGGCCACTGACAGCCCCGCAGACGCACGAACGCCCCCCGCCCGGTACTCGGGTAGGGGGCGTTCCCGTAAGGCCGTCAGCGTCGCTCACACGGCCTCCGCGCAGACAGGAGGGCCGACCACCACAGGAACGCCCACACCGACCGATAAGGAAACCGCACATGACCACAGCCATCGCAGGAGCTCTCTCCACCTCCCCGCGAACACCGCACCACCCAGCACCAGACAGGGACCATGTACCCAGGCGAACCGGGCGCCCCAACCCCACGCCCGCGCCCCGTTGGGGCTATGACACCAAACCCGTAGATATACAGGTAGTAGATAGTAGGGACCTGTGGATATGTGGATAACCCCACCTTCCACTGCAACCCCAACACCCACCAACCCACAACCCCCCGTGGACAACCAAAGGGGCGCAGTGGATCACCTGTATGCACAACCACTTATCCACAGGATATCCACACCCAAACCACAAGGATGCGCACAGAGTTATCCACATGACCCACCACACAGAGCGGGACCACAGTCCCACACCGGGACCCGCCCGACAAACACGGCCTCCCACCAGACACCCCAACCCCGGAACCCGACCCCAACCGGAAACCCGACCCCAGAACCAGAACCCCCACCACCCTCCAACCACCCCACCACCCACACCCCACCAGGTACCCTGCACGCATGCCATGGACCACATCCGACCGACGCCAACGCCTGCCAACGAACTGGAACAAAATCCGGAAACAAGTTCTCGCAAAAGCAAAATACAAATGCGCCGGCCTGGACCCGGCCACCACCCCACCACCCACTAGCAGAGAGGCAGTAGGGGGCGGACGCCGGTGGCACCACACGGCATGCGACATGCGCGCAACAGACGTCGACCACATCATCGCCGGCGACAACCACGAACCAAGTAATCTCCAAGCCCTGTCGCGCGCCTGCCACACAGCCAAGACCACACACGAGAACACGCAGGCCAAGGCACGCATACGCGCCACGGCCGCACGCGAACGGCCGCCACACCCATGCGCGCGCGCAACACAAACAAACAAAAAAGAAAAACAAAACAAAACAAAAGCAAAAACAAACGAAAGCAAAACCCGAAGCAAAACGACGCGACGCGAAACTTGGAACTGAAAAAATCGAAGCCGAAAAAAATCGAAGCCGCCCCCTGGCACCGACTCCCCTCCCCCCGCACACGAAAGACCGGGGGAGATAGCAATCACGGAGTGGCATGCTCGGTTCGACAGCGTTTGGGGTGACGGCGGCCACTGCGGGCGCGTGCGCGGCGACACCTCCAAGGCCCCGTAACCTTGGAGCAGGCGGCCGACCGGCCGCCGGAAAGGAGAGGCATGGGGGTTAACTCCATTGCTGCGTCTCAGATGCAGTACTGGTGCCAGGCCGGGCCGGGGAAGCCGCAGGGCGGCGCCTACTCGGTCGGCTACTCGCAGCCCGACAGGCTGTTCTCGTACCGGGACAGCGACGAGGACGGCTGGTTGCAGCGGGACTCGAACATGGATTGCTCGTCCGCGGTGCGCGGCGCTATCAACTACGGCCTGCACAAGGCGTGGGGGTACGGATGGGGCGACGGCAGGCTGCTGCCCGAGTCGACGTGGACCGGGTCGATCCGGTCCGAGTTGACGTCTCGCGGCTGGTACGAGGTGCCGTGGTCGGATGCGTCCTTGTATCCCGATGGCGGCTTCCAGGACGGTGACGTGGTCCTGTCGGAGGGGGCGTCCGGCGGCGTCGGCCATGTGGCGATGGTTGTGCCGGACGGTCTGGCGGAGGCGTGGATCGCCGAGGACGGCACGATCGACGGCTACATCGGCGACCAGACCGGCTCCGAGACCAGGGTCGGCGACTACGCGACTCACGTGTACACGCGCGGCGGCAGGTGGACGCACTGCCTGCGCCTGTCCGAGGGCGGCGACAGCCCTTCTGCGGGCCGTTCTTCGTCGTCCGGGTACTCGGGTAGGACGATCGCGAATATGGGTGCTCTGGTGGCTGCTGCGGACGCTGCGGGCTTGCCCAGGTGGGTTGCGCTCGGGCTGGCCGAGCAAGAGTCGAACGGCGAGAACACGTTCGGCCACGACGCCGGCGGCGCCTACCAGGGCGGCGGCGAGGTTACGGAGGCGAAGTTCCGTGATTTCTACGCCCAGATCAGCGCCGGAGCCATTTCGAACGGTGTCGGCCCGACCCAGGTGACGTACCCGGGGTATTTCTTCAACGACCCGGATCGCGCTTGGTGGGACCCGCAGGCCTCGTCGGAGGTCGGGTTCGGGATCCTGGCCGGCTACCTGGGTGGCGACTACTCGTGGGACTCCCTGTGCAGGGCCGGGTCCACGTACAACTGCGGTAACCCGTACGACCGCTACGAAACGTACGGGCAGTCTTTCGCGTCCCTGGCTTGGGCGTGGAAAGACCAGCCGCTCGGCGACTATGCCGGCGGTGGTGTGTCATCTACCGATGAGGAGCTGGAAATGTCCGCTGCTGTTGACCTTCTGACTGAGATCCGCGACTCGCTGCGCGCCGGCAAGGAGGGCGACCACTATGCCGGCGACATGGCCTGGTACTCCGGTGCGATCCGCGACGAGCTGCGGTCGCTGAACAGCAAGGTGCAGGTCATCTCTGACGCTGTCACCCCTGGTATCGCCGGCGTGAAGTTCGACGGCGACCTGTACAACGCGGTCAAGGAGACCCGCAAGTCCCTCGCCGCCATTGAGCAGCGCCTGACCGCCCAGCAGGGCTCGTGATCGTCCTCTTCGCTGTTGCTGCGGCCATCCTGGGCGCCTACTGGGTCGGCCTGTGCGAGGGCGTTGAGAACGGGTATCCCTGGGAACGAGAGAGCAAGGAGAAGAAGAATGACTCTGACAGCTGAGCAGTCCGCGACCCTGACGGCGGTCGCTGCGATTGTGTGGCCCCTGATTCAGGCGGCCCTGGACCGGCCGTACTGGACGGCTTCCCGTCGCCGTGCGATCGCCCTGGCTGCGATTGTTGTGATCGCCGCCGGCACCTGGTTCGTGGGCGCCTACCCGGCGAACGCCGCGGCGGCCACTACCCAGGCCCTGTCTGTTGCCGGGCTCGTCCTCGGTGCGTTCAACATCCTGAAGACGATCAAGGTCAACGGGATCAGCATCCTGGACTGGGCTGGTATCGTCACTCCTGGTGGTGTCGACCTGCGGAAGTCGGAGGGCGGGGCCCACAAGGCCTGACCTTCTCCGGCTCGCGGCCCGGCGGCCGTCTCGCTCATCTTGCGGGGCGGCCCCCCCGGGCGCCCCCCGGGGGGGGGGGGGGGCGCGGCGCCGCGGGGGGGG